TGGCAAAGCGCGCCAAGGCCTTCGCCATCAGCACGAAGGCCAGGCCCCGGCTGATGTCGGGGTCCAATTCGCCGCCGGCGGCTTCTGCCGCTTCCCGCCCAAGCCGCGCGGCGCGGTGCTGCGCGGCGGAAACAATGGCCGTGGTGACGGGCTTAATCCGCACGCGCACGCCATGCGGCAGATCAGCCCAGAAGGGTTCGACCGGCAGGTCCAGTTTAAGCATAGACAGTGCCGGCCTGGCTGTTGCGCAGCACCACCGTCATCGCGCGGGTAGCCGTGGCGTTGAAGGCCGCGCGGAAGTCAAACGTGGCTTCCACACCCGCAGGGCCGGTGATCGGCGTTTTGGCGAGCGCCAGATACGCTTCATGCACAGTGAAGGTCAGGCTGGTGTTTGCGTCAATCGTGTAGGCGAAGGCAAATTCAGCGCTGGAACCATTATCCGCCTGCGTCAGCAGCGTGGTGCTTTCAAAGCGCGTGGTGACCTGGCCGGTGATAAGCGAAACGCCCGGGTCAATACCTTCCAGCTTGCGATCCGCGCGAATGGTGCGGACCATTTCCATATTGTTGTTGAAGTTCAGCCGCGCACCAGTCACCTGTGCCAGGGCCGAACCACCCCGGCTGATGCTGCCTTGGTGCTTGCTGAAGCGCTGATAAGCCGCGCTGGTCGGCGTGCCGGCGGCGGTTGTGCCCGCGCGGCTGCTGCCCTGCGCCATCAGGCCAATGGTGGCCTGGGCCGCGCCGGTTGGGCTGAAATCAATATCAAGGCTGCCAGCGCGCGCGCCTACGCAGACTTCGAAGGAAGGCACATCGGGATGCGCAATTTCGATGGCCTGGGATGGCAAGCTGGCCGCGCCGGAAGCAAAGGTGTGGATGAAGTTGGGATTGCTGCCCGTGGTGACCGGCGCGCCAAACAGCATGCGCAGCCAGTGACCGATATTGATCACGTCAATCGGCACCACGGCATTGCCCTGCACCGTGATAATGTCCTGGAAGGGCGCAGCTGCGTCGCGGTTATTGCCTGCCGCCAGCACGTCAGACTGAATCAGGGGCTGTTCCGCGCTCAGGTCAATAGACATGAACGGCATGCGCAGCCAGTTACCACCAGGCGCGGTGCCATAGGTGGCTTCCTTGATCATGTGAATGCGCCCATTGGCGCCAATGGCACGCGGCATGGCAGTATCCTTCCGGTCAGGAAAGCGGCGTTTCGGCCGCGGTGAATTGCAGGGTTACGGAAAAGCGCGCGGCACGCAGCGCGGCGGCGCCCTCAAATTCAATGTCTTCCAGATCGGCGGTGCCGACCTCAGCAAACTCCACCGCACCGCCCAGCGTGCGGTTGGCGGACACGCCAGCAGACAAAGCCACCAGCAAAGCATCAATCGCGGCGGCGCGGGCGGCGGCAGTATTGCCGGCCACCACCACTTCCACTTCGGCGGCATGCTCAATGTGGTAGCGCAGCGGAGACATGATGGCTTCAGAAGTCACCACTTCCCCATCCCGCACCACCACCAGGCCGCCCGCGGGCAAGCTTTGCGGGTAGGGTTCATTCCGCAGCACAACAGGCTTCGGCGCGGGCCGGGCAGCGGCGGAAGCGGTAATCTGCGCCAGCAGCGCGGCGATGGCCGTTTCACGTGCGGACATTGGCGCGGACCTCCTTATCCCATTCGGCGACAAAGCGGCCCGGGATGCGCGCGGCGGCTTGTTCGGCGGGCTTGCGAATGTCCAGGCGCTTGGGCAGCTTCACGGCAGGCGTCAGGATGAACATGGGCACCATGCCCTGTGCCAGCAGGCCGCGCGCCCAGGCTTCACGCCCCTTGCGGTTGCCAGTGCCGACTTCCGCCACACCGCCAGCCATCAGCCGCGTGCGGCGCTTTTTTCCGGTCTGCTCCCCCTTCTTCAGGGGCAAACACCAAACGAAGCCCTTGCCGGATTTGAAAGGCCGCATGAAAGCTTGCTTGCTCGCCACCATTTGCTGGGGCGTCACGCGCATGCCGCCATTTGCGCGGCCACGGCGCCCGCGATCCGCATTAAAGCCAGTGGGGATCGCCAAATACTTCTTCCCACCCTTGGGCCGGATCATGGCGCCTTTTTCGAAGGCATCCACAATGGCCGGCACCTTGGACCAAACCAGCCCCGCTGCGCCCAGGCTTGGTCTGCGCGGAAAGGTGCGCGCGCGCCAGGCATTGCCAAGGCCGCGCCCTTTGGGGCCGAAAGCGGCGCTGATCTGACTGCGTAAATCAAGCTGCAGCCTGCGCGTTTCTTCACCCATCACGCGGGAAGCAGCGCGCGCGCCGCCTTCAGCTTCCAGCTTCATGTATTCCGCGATGTTGCCCTTGACCTGCGCCACAAACTTCATCGGCGGCACATCACCTGCCAGGCGGTTTGCGTGACATCGCGCATGGGCTGGGAAATCACAGTCAATTCCGCCCCATCCGCCAAGATGAAGACATCACCGATGGCAATGGCCGGCAGATCAGCCACGGCCACGGAAAGTACGTCAGTCGCCTGTACTATGCTGGCGCCGAAGGCTTGTTCCGTCGCGTCTGGTGCGGTGCGGATGGCGCGCAAAGCCGTACCCGGCCCCGCGCCACCCGCGTAATGCGTCACCGCTACCGCCATGTTGGTATCCGCGACAAGCGCAGCCATGGCGATAGCGAAGGCGTTCATGATTACGCCGCGACCGCGTTCGGCCCGCCGAGCTTCACCAGAATGTCAGTGTTGTCCGCGCCCGCATTGGCCGCGGTGCCAACGTGCCAGCCGATACAGCGATTGCTGGCGGCCGTGGTGGTCACGCGCTTGGCAGTGTCATCCCAGAAAACGCGGACGCCCACACCAATGCTGCCCGTTGCCTTGCGCAACGTGAAGACGCCGTTGGTCTGAATAACCGCAGGCGCGCCAGAAGCGGCATCGGCCAGCACCACACCAAACAGATCACCCACGAGAAGGCTTTGCCCAGCGGTGATGTTGGCAGGTGCCAGAATGTCGATGGCATAGCCATCCTGAACGTAAGTCTTCATTCGATTCATCCTTCACAGGAAAAGGGGAAGCCCCGGGCGCCCCATGCGCCCAGGGCCATCATGATCAGGCCGGCGCAGCGCCCGCGTTGAAGAAGCCGCCACGGAAATCAATGGCGCCAACTGCGAAATCATGCACCACTTCAACCACAGTGCCATCCACACCCATCGGCTGGCCCACGCGCACCTGCGGAACTTCATTGTCGCCCACATAGCCGTACACATAGACCGGCGCCGCCGCCGGATCGGCAAGCAGATACCAGCGGTTGTTCGGGATATTGGCATCCGACACCACTTCAAAGCGGCCCGCGAAGGGGTTCACATTGCCGGGGGCGGAAGGAACCACAGTGGAAGATGCGAACTGCGCCGCCACAAATTCCTGAATGACCGAACAGACCAAATAGCGAGGCTGAATGTTCAGCTTCAGACCATCCAGGCTGGACTGCGCCTTGATGGCATTGAAACCAAGGCCAAGCGCCAGTGCCGTCACCGCGCTGGCGGTGCCTGCCTTGTTGTTGCGCGTGCCGCCAGCGGCGAACACCGCCGCACTGCCTTCGGCCAAAGTCGGGCCGTCACCGGAAGCGGTATTCACCACGCCATAGGCCGTGGCATTTTCCCAATCCGCGATACGGCGGCCGATCATGGTGCCGAAGTCAGTAAAGGCGCCAAGATCATCATTCACCAGCATCTGGCGGGTGACAGCAACACCACGGGCGAAGGTGCCCGGCGTGATCTGTTCGCGCTTTTCGCTGACCGTACCGCGCTTGATTTCGCCGCCCTCACCCAAAGCCTGCAATGACGGGAAATCACCCGCCGTCAGGAAGGAATGCGCCTTGAAGTCATTGAAGCGGCGGCGGGCGAAGAACTGCCGATAAGAAGGGGACGCCAGCGCATAACCCGCTTCAAGCATCTTGTTGCCCGCATTAGCCAGCAGCAGCGGGAAGTCAGACGAGGTGTGGAAGGCGCGGGCAATCAGCTTCTCGCGGTCACGGGAAGAAACCCGTTCACCACGCGCCTGCGCCAGTTCAATCAGCATATCGGAAGGGCGAAGGCCCGCGAAGTTGCGCCACTGGCCTTCACCCGCCTTGCTGGCGACCGCCGGCATATGGCGGGCCGCGATGGCAGTTGCCATGGCGTCAACGATATTGGCCGGGTCTTCATAGGAACGGCCAAACTGGCTAAGCGGGCTAGGCGGCAGGGCCGGGCGGGCTTCATCAGCGGCCACAATGGCGCCGAACAATTCCGCACGCAGCCAGGCCGCGTCATGGTCGCCATTGATGGCGCGCGCCTTCAGCGCATCCACCTGGGCATCATCCAGCCCTTGGGAACGCGCCAAGCGGGCGGGTTCTTCCAGGCTTTCAATGCGCGCGCGTTCCTGCGTGCGCACCGCCTTGACATCAACCGCCACGGCGGCAGAAGCCACATTGTTATCGCGCGCCTGCTCGGCGGCGGGGACCGTAGTGTCGGCCATGCTCTCTCCTTCGCGCCGAGGCGCGTTGTTGCCTTCTGCCGTGGAAGTGGCACCGGCCGCACGCACCTGCGCGCTGGCATCGGCCGGAATAGGGACAAGCGAAATCTCGAAGGGCGTCCATTTTTTGGCGGTGCGGACCAGCACATCATCCGGCCCGCGCGATTCCTGCCAATCTTCAGACGCAACCTGGTAGCCGACTGAGACATTCCGCAGAATGCCATCGCGCACATCATTCAAGATGGGCTGCACTTCATCGCGCGCCGAAAACCGCACCTGTGCGCGGCCTTCGCCATTGCTGATCCAGGCGCGTTCCACCACGCCGATCACATCACGCAAATCATATTGGCCATGGGTGTTCAGCAAAGGCGCGCCGCCATTCAGCCGCGCCAGGTCCACGGCTTCTTCAGTCATGGCCAATTCTTCAATGAAGGGCTGGCCGCTGCGCCAATCATTGCGGCGAACGCGCGCGCCGGTACTCCACACCAGTTCAACCGTGCGGGTATCCGCATTGAAGGTGCTGGGCGCAAAGCGCGCTTCAAGCCGCGGCACTTCTGCCGTTTGCATTTCAGTCATTCCGTTTTCCTTCAGGCTTGCGCGGCGTCACTGGCCGCAAGCTGCACCGCCGCATTCTGCTTGGCATCCTGTGCGCCGCCGGATTTGGCGACATAGCGCGGGTCAGTATCCAGAATGACGCCAAGGTCAGCGGCTTTCTTGTTCGCCTTGGCGATCTTCGCCATAACTTCATCGAAGTTCGAACCAAACATGCCAACCGCTTCATCCTGGCTGATGAAGCCAGCGCGCACCTGAGCGATCAGCGCGGCGGTATCCTTGCTGGGGTCCACCATCTCCGGCGCCGGCGGCACATGGTACGGCGCCAAAAAATCGGCTGGGAACAGGCCCAGCAGCGCACCTTGCGCATGAAAGCGCCGCGTCACGCGGTTGACTAGCATGGGCACCAGCATGGTGTATTGCACCTGTTCCAGCAGCCGGCGGAATTCAATCTTGCCCGCGCGCAGGCTGGAATAATTCGCCTGGGACAGATCGCCCGAAACCTGGTCATAGGTAAGGCCCGCACCAACCGAAATTGCTTCCAGGTGACGCCTGGCGTAGCCCGCATGGTCGCCGCCACCCGATGGGTTCACCGTTTCAATGGTGCCGCCGCCGCGCCGATACAGAATCTGTTGCGGTTCAAGGTATTCCACCTTGTTTCCAGCGGCGTCTTGCAGCACTTCGCCCGAAACCGATTCCTCATCATCGCCGGTCACCACCAGCGCGAGGCAGGCTTCCACAAAGGCCTTCTTCAGCAGGGCCGATTCATATTCACTCAGATCACGAAGCTGCCAAAGGATGGGCGCCAGCCAGGACACATCGCGCAACTGGCCGGGGCGGCGGCGGCGATAAAGGTGGATCAGGTCTTCGGCTGGCACGCGGATGCGCTTGGCGTCCGCCCGGCGCAGCAGCGGGAAATCATCATCATCTTCGCGCAGGTGGAAGGCCACCTTCCGTCCGCGCCGGTCCACTTCCACACCCTGAATGATGCGGTTGCCATTCGGCGCCATGCCCGTGTGGTGCCAGTCCAGCCGATCCGCTTCCAGCACCTGCAGCGCCAGGCCCACCGGGTTATCGGCGGAAGGCCGCACGCTGCGCATCCAGATCAGGCTTTCGCCACTCTCGACAACCGCACGAAAGGCCAGCGCCTGCAGGCCTGGCCAGTCAAGTTCGCCTTCCACATCGCAGCCAGGCCCGGCTGCCCAATTTGCCCAGGCAGCGGCTTCAGGGGCAGCGACTGTGTTGGAACCTTCCGGCACTTTCCAGGTGGTGGTGATGCCAGTACCAACCGCGTTCGCCACCCATAGATCCACCACGCGGCTGGCATAGGCGTTGTTCCGCACCGCATCCCGCGCCCGATCGGCAATGGTGCGGATGGCACCATCCATCGCTTTGCGCGCAGACCCCGTTGGCGCATTCCAATTTGCGCGGCCCGCCGGCTGGCGCGCGGCGGCAAAGGCCGCAGACCTGCCAGAAAGGGTTTTGCGCAGCCGGTCAAGCAAGCCCATCAGGAACCACCCCCGATGACGGCGATGGTACGCGACGGGCGCCGCTGCGTGGTGCTGACGCTGGCGGCGTAAAGGGCACTCAGCGCGCGTTCCATTTCCGCCAAAGTGGCGTATTCGACCGTGCGGTTTTCGAATGTGACCTTGCGCGTGCCGCTGGTATAGGCGTCTGCCAGCACGCGCGCGCGCGTCCCGGCAACCTGAGCCAGGGCCCAGGCGAGCGTATCAGCAAACATGCGGTTTATCCTTTACCAGGCGCCACCAGCAGCCCCACCCCAGCCACGCGGGCGGAAGGCAGGGCGCGGCGGCGGTGCGGCATGGGCCGGCACGGCAGCGGGTTCATCAACCGGTGATTCCTCCGGCTGAACGTCTTCAAGCGGCGCTTCTTCTTCAGCATCAAGCGCCAAATTCGTCTGTAAGGCGCGGCGGGCGGGCTGCATCAGGGCCAGTTGCAGTTCAGCACGGGCCCATTCCGCTTCCTGCCAGCGTTCAATCCCCAGCAGCGCGGCGGCGGCTCGGGCATAAACGCGGCAGTCCAGCGCTTCGTTTCTCTCTCGGGTCTTCACCCATTCCTGCCGGAACACCCCGGCGCGGACTTTATGGCGGCGGATTTCTTCCGAAACCAACTGACGGCAGACTTCTTCACCGGCCAAATGCTCGGGCAGGAACACGTAGCCAGGCGGATAAGTTGCACCGCTTTCAGCCGTGGGCTTTTCCAGCCTCAGTTGGCCGTAGAATTCGCCTTTGAGGTAGCTGGAACCAACCAGCCAGGGCTTCAACTGACCAACACGCTTGCCGCTGCGCCGCACATCCACCTTGCCGCCTGGTGCAATGGCCTGGGGCTGCGCATCGCGCCCCTTCACGGCAATGGCGCGGCGCTGGCCCACCTTGCGGACAAAGGCATAGACCTCGGCCGTGGTGGTGCCGTCACCGCTATCCACTGCGGAAAGGCTGATTGGCAGAGCGCCGCCAGATTCATGCGGGTAGATGGTCTCTAGCGCCGCCGCCACCTGCTCCCAGGTTGCCCAGGCGAAGGGGCTGCCGACGATGACGATGTGATCCACCAGCCAGCTTTGGCGAAGGCGCCCCCATGCCCAAATAAACAACTCGATCCGGTTGCGCTGAACGTCGATCCCGGCGGTCAGGATCAGCCCGCCCTTTGGCACGGTGCCCGGCGCCCAGGTTTCGCGGCGGTCATAAAGCCGCTGAAATTCCGGTGCCTCACCCGCGATGCGCCAGGCGCGCCCCAACTTCTGCTGGGTGAAGGTTTTCAGGCCTTCGGGATCGTCTTTGACTTCTTCGAATTCGGCGGCCAGGTCCGCCCATGAAATGGTCGGGCTATAAAGCGCATTGATCGCGAAGCCCGCATGTTCCGTCAGCAATTCCGGCTTTGCGTGTACCCATTCGCCCTGCGCCAGCATTGCCGGGCGGTGGATCGGGTCAATCCCCGTCCCGCATTCGCTGCAATGGTACTGCGCCGCTTGCGGCTGCCCTTTCGGCCAGCGCAGGTTTTCCCATTCCAGCGTTTGCTTCGTTTGGCAGTGCGGGCAGGGCACCAGAAACTTGCCCTGGCTGGAAACCTCATAAGCTGCCGTGACGCGGCAGGAACCTTCTTCAGCCGGGGTCGAGACTTTGCAGATTTTCTCTCGGCCCGCGTAGATGATGGCGCGGGCTTCAAGCTGGCGAACCGGATCACCGCGGCCATCTGCATCCATCGGATAGTCAGAAACTTCTTCCATCAGCAGCACCCGGGCAGATCGCATCTGCAAGTTCGCCGATGAATTGGCGGTCAGTAGCTGCAAATACCCGCCAGGAAACCGCTTGAAGGTGGCGGTGCTTTCCTCACCGGAACGTGCCACCACTTCTTCCACGCGCGCCGCCAAGGCCGGGCTGGCGTTGATCATGGGATCAAGCTTCAGCCGGTTATAGCCGCGCATCATGTCTATTGAAGGCAACATCACCAGCACTGGCGCCGGCGTTTCGGCCATCACCTGGCCGATCAAGTTCAACGCAGCCTCAGACCCGCCGATCTGCGCGGATTTCAGGAAGGTCACACGCCTGGCCGGATGGCTGAGCGTCATCACTTCCATGATATCCCGCAGATACGGGACCCGATCAGTCTTCCATCGACCAGGCCAAGGGCTACCCGATTCAGCGGCCACAATCCGTTCCGCTTCCGCCCATTCCGCCACGTTACGCGGGGGCGCCACGCGGCAGGCGAAGGCTACCGCATTCAGCAGCAGCGCTTCAGCGTCACGCGGCAGAGCGGTTGGCTGCATCCTCCATGAATTCCTTGTGTAGCCCGGCCATCACGCGGCGCTGTTCATCAGCCAGGCGGTCGGCGATGGCAGCCGGGTCAGTCATTGGCGCCAGCACCACGGCCAGTTCCACCCAGGCTTCAGAAAACCGGGCCATGGCACGGCCAAAAACACTGGTCGCGGCCTGCGCTACTGCCTCAGATTTCAGCAATTCGCGCTGCTTCTCCTGAAGCTTGATCTCGGCAAGCTGAGCTTCAGCGGCTTCGCGGCGGGCGCGTTCTTCGGCGAAGTTCGGCGCGCCGGCAGATGGTGCGGCAAAGAGCGATTCGGCGTCCGCACTGGATGGCTTGCCGATCATCTGGTCCGCTAGAATGAAATTCACCTTGCCATCCGCCATCAAGGCCGGGGCAGCAAGCTTACCTTCGCGGATCAGCTTGGACACATACGCCCGCGAACAGCCCCGGTGCGCGGCATATTCAGCCTTCGTGCCGACTGTCAGTTTACCGTCAGCGGCCATCGTGAACCCCAGTGAACCGTTTCAATGAACCCCCGGACTAGAAAACTTGCGCGCGCTAGCTGCCCGCATACATTTTAGCCCAGGAAGGACCCATGCGGTTGAGCGTGCGACTGGTGCGGCGGAGGGTTGGCGGGCATGAAAAAGCCCAGATGGTAGTGCCATCCGGGCGCAGATTCGCCTATTAGTGGTTTCATTGCCCGAAACGTGGCAGCCTGTCAACAGCATTCTGCCGCCGCCGCATTGGGCCAACCACGCAGCCCCGCGTAATGGGTCAGGCTACGCCGCAGCAGACGCAGCGTCCGCCGCTGATCAATGCGGATCGCGCTCGCCACCTGCCTGATCCCCTTGCCATCCAACACCATGCGGCGCGTCAGGTCTTCAAGCGTGGCATCGCCCGCCACTGGATACCGCCGAGCATAACGCCGCCACGGCAGATACGCCGCGCTCACCAGTTCTTCAGCCGCCATCAATTCGCCCGTGCCATCCCCGCCCGATGGCAGCCTCTCCCGCAACTGAGACCGCACCAGCGGCAGGCGCCCGCCTTCCGCATACTCAGCCACGTGGCGCATCTCCAAAGCCGCCCGCCATTCGCATTGGCCGATCCTCCCCTGTTCCGCCAGCCGCGCCAGCTTGTCAGACATCAGCCGCCGCTCAGCCCGCCGCTGAGCCCCCTCAGCCGCATGCAGGGCGGCCTCCGGGTCATAGGCTGGCGGGATGGCGAGGCGCAGGCGCGGAGCCCCCGCCATATGCGCGCCAGCAGCCGCTGCGATGGCCGAGGCCTGCAACGCCATGGCCCTGCCATGCGCCTCCCCCACAGCCCGGCGCGCCAGCGCATCGGGTGTCACGAATGCCTGCCCCGGTTCCACAAGCCCGATAGCGGTATAAAGCCCCTGCATCGCCCTGATTTCCGTCATATCGCCACCCCTTTCCCTGATCTGTCCCGCACCCAGAAAAACTGTCCCGCCTTTTGTCCCTTATCTATCTATCTATCTTATTGATTTTATTTATATATATATGCAGCGGGACAAGCGGGACATGCGGGACACACCTATTTCCTAAATGCGCGCACACGCGACGCGCGCACACACATGAGGAAGTGCCCTGTCCCGCTTGTCCCGCTGTCCCGCTACCAAGCTTTTCAATGACTTACCCGCACCCAGCGGGACAAATCAGCCTGTCAGCGGGACAAACAGCGGGACAGTTCAATCCATCCCGAACCCCTTTGCCGCGCCCGAAGGCAGCAATTCCGGCCCAAGCCACACCGCCTGAGCCCGATCATTCTCCCCAGAAAAGCGAACCCGTGTCTTGATGGGCTGGGCGCGTATCTCAGCATCCCCCACCCTGGCGCGGAGCTGCGCCAGCACCGTGCCCCATCGCCCGCCTTGCCATTCGGTTTGCTGATACAGCCTGGCCAGCGCTGGCCTTCGCCCAGCGGCCACATACAGCCCAACCCGCGCGGTATCCCCACCATCAATGGGGTGCGGGGCCAGCCTCAGCCCAATCTCCGCCAGCAGCTTTGCCGCCGGCGCATCAGGTTCCCGCAGGGTACGTTCCACCAATACCGCCACCGTTTCCGAATGGCCCGGCCCGGTCAGCACAGGGCAGGACATCAGATGCTGCAGGCAGCGCGCCGCCGTGGTGTCTTCCGCCTGTTCGGCCTCTGTCACCACCCAACCCCAGGCCCACTGCAAGGCTTCTTCCGCCTGCGCTTGCGTGAGCGGCAGATCAGCCACCATCGCTTCCCGCGCGCCGATCAACCAGCCCAGCATATCCGCGTATCGGGGCGAGCAGCCCGCCTTGTTCAGCACCAGGCGCATCATCGCCGCATTGGCATGGATGCGCGGCCAGGCCGCGATGGCACGGCCCCACAAAGCCGGCGCTTCCTTCTGGCACCATTCCAGCAGGGCAGCCTTGTTCAAGCTTTCCACACCAGGGGCGCGGGGCCAGAGCATCAAGCGCAGAATGCGCGTGGTCTCAGCACTATTGGCCACAGGCGCCCCGATGGCGCCCATAACAGCCGTGCCGACCACTTCCGTCACCACGGCTGTCTGGCTGCCTTGCCCACGGAAAGAACGGCTGCCTTCCCCCGTCACAATCCGCCGGAGCATCGCCAACACGCGGAGCAGTTCTTCCCCTTCGAATTCATCCAGGATCATCGGCGCCGCGCGCTGATTCATGCGCTGGCGCAGCCCGGCTTCCGTGGTGTCATTGGTCATTTCACCAGCCGGGCAAAGCGCTGCCAGGATTTCCAACAGGGTGGATTTCCCCGCGCCTTCCTGGCCATCAATCATCGCCAAGGGCCGCATCGGCGCCAGCGCGCCCAAATTGGCAATTACCCACCAGCCCATCAGCATGCGATCTGACGCGGGGTTTTCCCAATTCCATTGGCGGAACATGGCTTCAGCTTCTTCCGCCAGCGCGGCACTACCCACTTCCGGCCGGCCATCCTTGCCATCATGCGGCAGGGCGATGGCGCGGGCGCCGATATACGCGATGCCATCACGGATGCAGCTTGGCTTGCGCTCCCCATCCGCGAAGAAAACCTTGGCCCCCACATGCACCACGGGCTTGCCCTGGTGCAGCCACACCCCGGGCCCGCGGCGCGGGGTAGAGGGGTCAAACAGCCCCACGGCTGTCATACGCTCCGCCAAGGCCTTGTGCAGCTTGCGAGGGCTGAAATCCCCGGTCTTCATGCCTTCCTTGTCAAATTCCGGCCAATACCGCGCTGCCCAGCCAGAGGCATCGCCACCCAGCAGCGCGTTCAGAACGCCCCGCGCGGAAAGCTTACCCGCCTGGATGGCGATGATCTGCCGATAGGCATCCACAAACCACCATGTCTCCCCATTTACGCCAAGGCATTCCACGGGCGCGGAGGCCCAATCCAAATCCTCCGGCGGGGCTTCCGGCGGCGGAGCATCACCGCCCCCACCCCGGCGCTTGCCCTTGCCGCCTTCCACCACTTTCAACTGCCTGCCGGCATCATTAAGAGCGCGATCAAATCCATCATCGAAGGTCGCCGACACGCAGAACCCCCTTCCAGCCATTCGCCCGGCACAAGCGCCGCGCGGCTTCAAATTCCGAAACGCGCCAGATGTATTGGCCGAGGCTGGCAAAGCTGCGCCCCCGCGCACCGCCCGAACCAGTGATCCAGTCACCGGATACAGTGCATATCCACACCACATGCTGTTCTGGCGCTTCAGTGGCCGAGGCCATCAGCAGCACCGGCCATTCCAGCTTGTCATCGCGCAGCGCATTCACCTGGGGCAGCCGCGCTTCATACCAAAGCGGGGTGCCGCAGCGCGGCGCTGTCATCAGCCGCCGCGTGAGGCCCATGGCCACCATCGCGCGCGCCATGTGGCCCGCATCCTGCTTCGTGAGTTCTTCCGGGAAGGCCCAGGCAATTTGCTCACCGGCTTTAGTGCCGCGCTTGGGCAGCGGCGCGTAAATGCCGGCATCCAGGCCACGCGGCGCAAGATCAGAGGCAACGGCGGCTGCGCTCATGCCGAAAACCCCTTGCATGATAGGCCCGATGGGCCTATAAACAAAGCATGTTCAAACCCGCCACACGCCCCGCCCTTCCCGCCGATGCAATCGGCTTCATTGCCCGCCGCGATGATCGGCCCGAGCGCTTGGCGCTGTTTAAGGTTGACAACACGCTGTCCAATACGTTCCGCATTGACGAAACGGTTGACACTCTGCGCCCCGCGCTTGCGGATGCCGGCATGACGGTTGACGCGGCGGGCATTGTGCGCCGTGTCGCCTGAGCAATTCCGCGAAGCCGTAGCCGCCCTTGGGCTATCGCAGCGCGCG